CATATTGCCGTTCATACAGATTAAATTACTTGTCGACCATCCATCATCCGACCCACTCCCACCAGCAGACCATGCGACCGAGCCCTGTAGCACACATACCCCATCTTGGTACCAGCGCATCGCGCAAGTTATGTTTGTGTCATCGGGTGTAAAACTTAGGCCTGTGCTAGCCCCTGATACGGCCCCTGCTTGTGCGCCATTAGATGCCTGCACTCTTAGATCATACTTTGTCTGATTACTTACGCTGAACTGTACTGGTCCCATTTTATCTCCTTTTAACTTAGTAGTAGTTTGGCTTCATCGGCAGTTATGCCAAGTTTGGCTAGTAGTGCTGCTTTGTCGGCTGCTGCTTTTGCATCTTGCTCGGCTTTCCAAGCATCGTATTGAGCAAAACCTGCCTCATATTGCGCTTTCGTGATTGGCTCGCACTCTAAAAATTGTATGCCTTCATAATCATTACCCGCAATATACCAACCACCTCTAGGCAATAAATAACTTAATATTTCTGCACCTGTTGCCATTTTATGCACCTATCTCCATTAAAATAATTGTTGATAAAACACTATTTGTTTGAACTGTTACGGCTGCATCTGCTGCGTCATTCTTAAATTGGGTTTTGTATGTAGTTGCAGAAGTTGTTGCAGGACTATCTAAATAATTTATTGCAATATGACTAGATACATAAATGGTAGTAGCAGCATATAACTCTCCATCTGCAAAAGTACCCAAACTTGTTGCACCGCGCATTAAACGCATACTCATTTGATTTGAAGAAGTTGCGTTAGTTTTTTGTGCGCCTTGATTTATTGCCATTATTAACACTTTTGAAGTGTTCAAAGTTGGAGTAATTGTTGCAGTTAAAGTTGTGTCGGCATAAGTTGCAGTAGCGTTGGAGGTAGAAGTAGTGGTGGTGCCTTGTACAACTTGTAAAACTTTACCGCCGCCAGTCGTTGTGCCTTGATATTTTTCCCATATTGCAACACCTGTACTTGTAAAGTATAAAGTGCCTGAATCATATTGTGCCAATATTCGCGATGAGGCGGTAGATACCGTTGCCGAGCCTGCTGTAATTGTGCTCGCCCCAACTCCTATATTAGTAATAAAAAGAGTATCCCCAGCAGCAAAGAGTGAGGTATTAACTGTAATGGTAGTGGCACTTGCGTTGCTCATTGTAATCCGCGTGCCTGCATCGCTAGCTACTAAAGTGTAACTTGCTACTTTAGCGCTAACTGTTTGGTTGTAATCGTTTAATTGCAAGGCATTAACCTGGGCTGCCGTAAGCACCTGCCCGGTCGTAAAGGTCTGCTTAGCCATTATTCACCTGCCTGTTCATAGTTAGTAGGATAGTACATTGTTAGTCGTGTCAAGCGTTCCATACAGCGCGTTGTCCAATATAAAACTATCAATGATTGCCTCTAGCGTGGTCATATTGACCTTCCAGGAATTTGGGGTAATGCTCATAGCCTTGCCAAAGACTTGCAGGGTTTTGCTCAAAGTTGAGTTGCCCGGCTGATTTGTTGTAATAGTTACAGGATCAAAGAAATCAAGGTCAAGGGCTGCAATAATGCCTGTGTTGTAGTTATCTGTGTATAGGTCAAGGGTTATGGAATCGCATCTTACAGTGGTTTCTGCTCGTGAGGCGACATAGGCCTGGGCGTAATCTAGGGCTACGGCATCGGTCTCCATTAGTAGGTTTTGCTGGTTATAGCTATGTAGGAAATATTTATCAATGCTAGCCTGGTCTGTCGCTGTCTGAACACTGCCGCCGCTACGGGTCACATTGGCCTGATTGTATATTAGAACATCGTTGAGAATCCAAACAGCATTAGTGTAGCTAATATCTGTGCCATTATCGTTAAATAATACAGGAGTGCCGGTAATTGAGCTAGCCGTCAAATTTCTATCTTGAAATACAAAATTGCCCTGAGGCCCTACATATAGTGCTCCATACTCACTTGTCTCTATTGTCTGCATAGCCGCAAGCGCAGTGCGAGCAGTGCCAGGATCAGCTTGCATTGTAGTCAATCCTGCATCAACATCGCGCATAGAGTTAGGCCACGAAATGCTGTCAAGCAAGTTATTTATTCTAGCGCCACTTAATTGGCCTGCGCTTGTGCCTGCCACTGTTGCTATCTGCGCATTTTGAGCAAGCCTAAAAGCGTCTACGCATTCCAGCGTAGTATAGACGACATCGCTAGCATTTAGCGGCGTGGTCGTGCTGTAACTGACAATGTAGCCCATAAAGATGGGATAAGTAATTGCGCCATAGGTTGCAGTTATCTGCACTTTTTTCATAGGGGTGAGCAAGCCCGCATAGGGAGAATTTGAATTTTGGGAATTGAAATCCCCGTTTTGGTCAACAATTCTAAGGGTACAACTACCTGTTTGAAATTGATCGGCTTGGGCGTTGCGACCTCGCTGTGTAGTTATATTGTTTATCACATTGCTCACATCAACAATAATTGCTGCTGAGTCACCTAACACATCTGTGTCTAAAATGCCTGAGTCAAGCAAAAGAGTGGGTGCAAAAGCAGGCCCGGTACTAAAATTTATGAACGCATTTACAACTGGTACAGGCATTAGATAGCGCCTGCATAGTCTAAATTGTTGCCGTATCGGTTATTGGTCTGAACAGCTTGTTGCACCACTTCTATCAATCCACTTGTTTTATCAACTATCTCAATTTTAATTGTATTGCTACCACTTCCGCCGTTGCCTGTACTATTAGCCATACTGCCGATAGAGGTAGATATATCTAAATAATCAGGTAAAACGCCTCTCGGTACTGGTCTAGGTACATACGGAGGTATAACAGGATCATCTAAATAATCAGGTAAAACACCTCTTGGAGTTGGTTTAGGTACATACGGCACATTAGGCACATTAGGCACATTAGGCACAATTACTGCCGCTGCCGCGTTAGCAGCGGCTAAAGCTATGGCTGCATTGTAGGCAACACCAAGTAGGGTTATGTAGGCTTTGAGTGCATCATAGCGCGCTAAATCATTAGCCGATTGGGTCTTGGCTATGGCTAATTCATTGCTGACCATGATTGTATTAAGAGTTGCTAGGGCAGAGCCGTATCCCTGTAAAGCTGCTAATTTTGCTATTTCAGTTAGTTTTACTTGTACCCGTTCATCGTATTGATTAGCAGCGGCCAAACCGCCTTGCTTTGTTATGGCATCATTAAACTTAGCAAATGCTGCATCTTTAGCAGCATTTTTATCTGCCTCTGCCATACTACTTGCATCGATGACTGATAATTCTTTGAACAACAAAAATTGCAACGCTTCTAATGATGCATTACTAATTGTAGTTATGCCGGCTAATTTAGCGGCCTGTACTGAATCTTGCAATATTTTTAATTGATTAAGGTAACTTAAGGCCCTTGTGCCATCTTCATCCTCTATGGCCTGCATGGCTAGTAAGCGCAGCTTTGTGTCATTGTCATATGTGGCTTTTAAGGCAGCGGCTATAGATATGCGCGTCAAGTCAAAAGCAGCGGCAGCCTTAGCTAAATCAGCAGATTTTTTATCAGCTATGGCTTTTTTGGCGGCTGCATCGGCAGCAGCTTTGGCAGCCTTTTTTGCAGCTGATAGGGCTGCTACAGCGGTTTTATCTACAGGTGGTTTTTTAAGATAACTGCCTGATTGTATCGGGTTGCGTTGCGCTCCGACTGTAGCAATGCGCTCCGCCTTTGCGCCTGCCTCTGCAATAAGACTTAGGTATGTGCCAATAATAGGAATCATTGCTACATCTAATTTGAACCCACCTGGCAGTCGATCTAGTTGCGATAACAGTACGCCCATGCCTCTGATCAGATTAGCTACATTGGTCGCGGCATCTTCCATATCTGTAGCCAAATCAGATGCGCTAGTGTTATCACCTAGCATTTTAAGTGCATCGATGATGCCTTTACCTATAGCCTCTTTGGCGTTGTTACTAGCTACAGTTAATTTATTTACTTGACCTGCATAACTCTCTGCCGCGCTGGATGCCTGACCTGCAAAAAGTTTAGTAAGTTTTACCTGTATCTCAGCAAAAGATGATGCAGTCAATTCAGCTTTAGATAGCCCTACGCCTAAACGGCCCAATGATGCGTTATTACCTAAAAAGGCCTTTTGTAAACCTTGGCTAACTGCCGTTAAATCTTTACCTGTGCCGGCTGATATATCTAAACCAAGTGCCAACAAGTCTTGCGCCTTGGCAACGCTGCCTGTAGCGCGTAGTAAGCGATCCATAGCCGGGCGCAGTTCGTCATCTAGTACGCCTGTTTGCCTTTCTAAATTGCTAATAAAGTCATTAACGCTAGTAGCTGTATTGCCATAATCTAAACCTAGATTTTTAAGGGTTACACCTAATGACCTTGCAGCGTTGTCATCTTGTATGAATGCTTTGACTGAGGCTTTACCAAATTGAGTTATTGCCCTTGCGCCAAAGGCGACACCAAAAGATGCAGCTAGTTTTTTAGTAGTATTGTAAAGTTTTGTTGTTGCTGAATCTGCCTGTTTAAATGCATTTTTACCAGTAAACTCTGCGGCTATATCAATGAGTATATTGCTCATGCGCTGGCCTTAACGCTGCTCACTGTGGCACGCTTTTCAAAGTTTACCCGGGCCTGTTCAATGGCTTTGAAGATTGCGACTGTTTGCTTGCCCTCATCTTGCTCCCACGCGCGATATAAAACACGGCCGCGCATGTCTTGACCATTACGCTTGCGGCCATAAATAGGGCCCTGTTGTACAAAGCGTGCCCCTTGTGGCGCAACGCCACTAGGGTTTTTGCGGCCTGCTGTTTCATATATAGCACCTGCCGCGCTCATATTCTTGACCCTAAACAATGATCTAAACCCTCTGCTATTAGGTTTGCCATAGCCGGTGCGATAGACAATCCCACGCTTGATTTCTGTAGCGTTGTACAATGGAAAGAATCGCACCCTGCCTGTTGCACTAAAAGTTTTAAACATAGAATTTTGGGCAGTAATTTTGCGCGCCGCGTCAAACTCCCAATTAAATAGACCGCCTGGTGCTTGATTTGGCACAAAGCCCCTAGCGCTTTTTTGTATAACCTTTAATGATTTAGTAATCTCAGTGGTTAGCTCTTTGGCCAAGTCTGGGGCATAGGCGTTAAGGGCTTTACGAAGAGCCATTACGCCTTTTACCTCTACTGGCATTTTGCATCTCCTTAGCTCGATCTGTTAACACTTGCAACATATTGGCAAACATTGTGGCATCTAACTCTAAAAGGTGTTGGGGCGGGATTCCCGTTTCTACGGCTAGTTGAGCGACCAAGTAACCAAAGGAACCCCTACCCACTACCCCAAAGGGTTATCATCTAGCACATCGACCTTAGCCAAAGTGTCTAGAAATTCTGCTCCAAAAATTGGCACTGTTTCGCCGCTAGTGCGGATGCACTCCCAACAAAGCCAGTAGACCATTGTCTGCATTTCATCATCTCTAAAAGCCTTGTGAAAGCCTTTTTTAAAATGTAATTCAAATGCATATTCAACACGCGGCGTGATCTGGTACTCAGCCACCGCGCCATCTGTTCGCGTAACTTTTAGTCTTGCCATTGTGAGGCCCCTTTTTTTTAGTTGGTTATGGTGTGCTATCTACAACGATAACGCTATTGCAGGTAAATGTAATCGATTGGGTTGATATGCTTGCGACATCACCATTTATATCTGTGGTGTTGTTCACAAGCACTGTAGTCTGATATTCCGGATTTGTAGCCGATATTGCAGCGCTGGTTTGCTTTAGCGTTAGGGCAACTGTTGTACCCCAGGCAGCTTGCAAGGTCTGTAGCACATTAGATGCCGCAGTATCATTTAAAAAGTCTAGAGTGATAGTGCTGGCCTCTAGGCCTTTTACAAATTTGTGTGCGTTATCGCCCATGGCTGTAACTTCCAGCTCGTCAAAACTGCGATTAATTGTTGCACTTGTAACATGATCGGACAGGGCCACACTATTCAGCGTGACCACAACTCCATTTGATAGGTAAATAGCCATCGCTTATTCCTCATCCTTTTCTTGTAGTGTCTCTTTTGGTTTTGTTTCCTTAATCTCAGCAGGCACTACTTGCCCTATCTTGATTAAGAATGCTTTATCTTCATCTGTTAGTGTCATATTTAGCTCCAAGTCGTTAGTATTGAACAAGTTATTTCTGTTGTGAGCATTTGCCCGGATGGTGCATCTAGCATCGTAGGGCCAGAGAACGACCCTATGTTATAGACCAAAGATGACGCGGCCAACAAAGTAAATACAGACACCATAAATTCTTCGATGTTGCTTAAATTCCCTTGGTTATCTAGATATGGCACAACACAGAGAATCTTAAAATGTGCCATGCAGTTAATAGTGCTGCGTGAGTTATTTTGCGGCTCCAAGTACATATCTGCTGGCACAACTATCACTGAATTGGCAAGAATTACTGGTGGCGGAAATGAGAAGGTGCTCCACACACCAGCATTGGCCAAAGCCGTTGCTAGTGTTGTCCTCAGGGTTGTGACTGCTACCGCCATCTAAACTCACCCGACCATTGCTGCTGGGTTGAGATATGGAGCTAGCAACCCTCTAATTGATGCCATTAAAGTGTTTGACATTCTAAATGTGCTTACGCCATAACCGTCAACTCCTGCACCGCCATTTTGGGTAGCTTGTCTGGATTGCCAAATATTTGTAGCTAACATAAGGCTGGCCGATCTAATGGCCGCTGTAGCCGTATAGCTGGCCGTCTTATCATCCGGGCCTGTCATTACGCCGTAAGGCTGCACAAGATGCATAGCTATATCAGCGTGAGTAATTGCAAATTGCAGGTATTGATAGCCAAGCGGATAAACATAGCGACTAGGCAAAAAGAGTGTGGTGGCCGTTGTTGGAAATGGGCCAGTGCCGGTAATTGTGCGCGTGCCGTTGAAAGTTGCCCCCGATGCAGTTATGGCCACAGATTGACCAGTGACAAATTGACCAGGGCTTGCTATAACTACTGTGGCCGTGTTGTTGGCTAAACCTGTAGCAACAACAGGGGCAGTATTAAACCAAAGAAAGGAATTAATAAGATCCTCAGCAGTTTGACAACACTCTTCTACTGTGGCATTTGTGTACAGCGTGCCAATTCCAAGTGAATCTCTTAACTCTTGCATGGTCGTGTATGCCGCTGCCATCATTACCCTTTCTTTAATAAGGCTTGCAGAGCTAGGGCCTCCTAGCCCTGCAAGCGGCTTAGTGTTGTATCAGGTCAAATTGAATCTTTGTAGGCCACCTGAAACTAATGTTTTGACCGCAAAATAACCATAAAGTAGGACCGAAATTTCTCCGGTGGCAACCACATTTACGGAAAGCGTTAGGCGTGGAGATTCGTATATGACGATAGCCGATGGTGTCACAATGAAAGCACTGTCATCGATTGTTGTGGCAACCATATTGGTATCCACATACAGGTCAAGACCCAAAATGTTACCGCGGATGCTGGTAGGGCGTGCATCACCAGATGAGTTTTGTGGAAAAGCAGCTGCATAAATTGGGCGCAGGTTGCTATCTTGTGCATTGATTAAGAGTGACCACTGTGATGTACCTGCAATGTATGCTGTGGCAAGTTCACCGCTAGCAGCGTATGCAGCTGGTGCACCAGCACCTACAAAGTTCTGCACACCTGTAGCACTCGCTGCAACTGTTGTAGCACACAATGTGCCGCCGCTAACGATTTCAGCGATTACAGCTGCATCCGATGCTTTATTATATGCCCGGGTGCAGTTTTCAAACATTGCTGCATAAAAACTTGGAGATGATCTGTCAAGAAGCTCCGCCGACATTATCTGTGTGCCGGCCAGTTTTACCACAGTGCAATTTACATAACTTGACACAATTTGTGTAGCGGCAGTTGATTGTGCTTCTGCAACTGTTGAAATGGTGGCATTAGTTGTAATTTTTGGATGTGAAATCGTCATGCCGGTTGCATCTAATGGGCGAGCACCACCGCATGCTTCGATTGTTGGTCGAACCAACAGTGATGTGTCGATGACATTAGGTGAAAAGATTGTTGGAGAAAATGCAGGGTTTGTGGTGAAGCTATCATTTGCAAAATTCATCTTTTTTGCTTGTGCATCGACTGCGCGCACATAATCTCTAGATGTATCACTACCCATTGTAGCTTTGATCATGTGTTCCATATATTGCGCATTTGTTTTAATTGGTGAGCGTACTTCTCCCACCACATAACTTGCTGAAATAACTGGTCGAGAGGCTTCAACGACTGGAGCCTCTGCCTCAGTTTCTGGGGCTGTTGTTTCTGGGGCTGTCGTCATGACTGCCTCTCTTTCTGTTTGTGGGTTTGTTTGTACTTGCTCCGCTTCGCTTTCGCTAGCGGCAACACTGGTGACTATCGCATTTTCAAAAGCCGGAGATTCAACCAAACTGACCTCAACGAGCCTGGCGCTAGTCACTAGGAGGTAATCGTCTTTGGGTAGTGATGAGATAACCTCAACACCAACGGAAAGCCCCGAGACAAGATCCTCTGCTGCCAAGGTCAAATAATCAGTGCCCTTGCTACTTGCACTTATTTTAAAGCTAGCATAAATAAAATTGCCTTCGCTGCTAAAGGATTGGGCGCGACCAATTGGATCATTGGCGTTATGTTGCGCTAATAATTTTACACGGCTAGCAGCTGGTATTTGTATGGAACCTTGCTGAAATACAACAGCTCCAGCCGATGTTTCGCCTTTGGCCCCGTATTCCATAATTGTGCCTGTAATCATGCGGCGCTCAGTATCGGCTGCCTGTATGGGCGTGCTAAATGTCAATTTCATGATGCAGCTCCCTCTGGTGTTAGTTGTTCCATTGCTTTGGCTTGATCTAAAGTAATTAAATTAAGTGCTAGCATTTTTTCTATAGCTGCCAAGCGTGATGATGCATCTGCTCGCAGGAATGTAGTGTCGCTGGCAAATCGCACAACATTGGCAGAATTTGTGATGTCATTCATGCTCAATCTGTCCTCGATGGCACAAACATAAGGCGCAAGGCTGTAAGCATAAAAATCTTTGCGTGCTTCCAAGATGTTTTGATATGTTTGACTTTTGTTTGCATCCGATGAGGCCATGTATGCCGGCACATTCATTAATCTGCAGATTTCCGTGGAAAGGTCACTTTTTGCCTCCCCGTACATCATGTCCTTAGGAGAAAATGATGCAGTTTGATAATCAAGGGTGCTAGTTAAAAATGCAGTGCCTCTAGAATTTCGCGCAGCCTTCCAAGCTGCAAGAATTCCCTGTACTTGTGCTTCTGGCAAATCGGCCCCGGAATTTTTAATGAAACCCGATGCGATGGGAGTTTGCGCAGCAATCGCAGCAGCTTTTTCTAAATCTAACGCCGCGCGGATTGTGCGACCTCCGGTTGCGAGCACAGAAGGTTGGAGTGACTGGAATGTGATTAAACTTCCAATACCCGACATAGGCCTTACTTCATTATCAACTGTGTAATACTCAACCTCAGTGCCGCGCATATTTAACTTTGGTGTTACGCGATTATTTTGCACCCATGCAAACCTCGCAGGCCTGCCATCATCGCTATAGGTAGATAAGACTTCCCAATAGGCTACTTGAAAAAAGAGGAGGCTCTGTACCGTATAACTTATTGTAACACTGCGCGGTTGTCTGATATCAGGTTGCTCACACCATAATGGCAAACCTAATCGGGCACCTGTTTTTTTATTTATTAACTCTAAAGGAATTCCTGCAATTGTTCCGCAAATAAGTTGTGAGCATTTACTAACTGTCGGCACTTGCAGTGCTGACATGAGATCGATGGCAGCGCCGTCATAACCCACGCCATACTCACTAAAGCTGCTTACACCATAAACAGAATTCATTATGGCCGGGGCGTATTGATTTTTTAGTGTGTCGGGTTCATTCTTAACTAATCGCAATGCCGACAATATACCCATAGTGGCATAATAGCCCTATATCACCCAATACGGACATTTAGTACAAATGCACCTTTGGCGTGTCTAGCCTGCCACAATCATTGGCGTTGAAACTGGCTCCTGCATCTTGTGGACAATCATGGCAAGTGAAATCGGCCCGGACACATCGCCCGCGCTCGCCCTTCTGACAATACGCCAAGAATTATCTGAGTTTTTTGCAGCACATGCCTCCATTTGGGTATTGAGCTCTAATTGGCCAGAGTGCACCAATTTTTTTGCCACAATACAATTAAGCAAATCACCTGAGGCTTGATAGAAAGCCGTGCCCGATACATCAACCATATTTTGCCCGGATGCGGTCAATCTTGCGGCAATCGATGCCGTAGCAAAATGATCAAAGCAAATCATTATCGGCCTGTACTTATCAGCCCACTCTTTAGTTTTTGCAGCTATGGCTAAATCATCCACAACATGATCGGCGCTCCAGGTATCAAGCAACGCAACGCCTATGCGACCATCGGGCAAAATTTGACCTGCTACAAGAGATGCAGTGCGCTTTGAGATGCCTTTATCCAATGCAAAATATGTTGTTGGCCCTGGGCCCATCGCTAAAGTGCTATCGCTACAGGCTTGCCATGATCCTTCTGGCCAGGGGCTGGAAAGACTAGTTACCCATTGCGCTAAGGTTTCTCGCCTAAAAGTATCGCTGCTATCTGTACTAAATGCCTCCGCTAGCGCCTCTTCTGTAACTGTGTAGCCTAAAGCTGGATTGGCTGTGGCCCAAGCTCCGCGATCATCCATTTTACACATTGCCGGTGCGCTGTACTCATACCATCCCAAAGTAGGAGCTGGGTAACTCATTGCCCTATCTCGCAAATCATTGAGCACTGTGGATGTAGCCCAACCAGCTGAGCTAGTCAAGATTGTCATAGCATTTGGCCGCGCTCTAGTTACAGGTTTGGCAGCAGCCCAGGCCTCCTCCGATACAAATGCAAGCTCATCGATAAATAGCACATCGGCAGATTTGCCTCGCGCGCCATCGGCCGTGGCCGCGCAAATTTCATACTTGGCCCCATTCTTTAATTGAATGCTCTCCATGCCGTTATTGCGCGATGCAAGATTGCCTTTACCATTTGGCTTGACTTGGCAGGCTAGCCACTCATTTTGCTCAATAATGAGAGCCACCCGGTCAAATGTATCCCTGGCCATATTGCGATGCGATGATATGCCAATAATAGACATTGCCTTCATTTCAAAGAGGTGAAATAGGATCAATAGCGCAGCTAGCGTAGTTTTACCTTGCTGGCGTGAGAGAAGCAGCATTATGCTCTTGCGCCGCCACATTTCTTGCTTGTCTACAGTTAGAAAATCATCTGCGCAATATTGTTGCCACGGCATAAGCTCGTAGCCCACTTTTTTGCAAAACTCTCCAAATTGCGGCCCATAAGTTTTGCCCTTTAATTTTGGGCTCATGATCCTTGGTTTTGTCACTCCCAGGAGCTTCTTTTTTTTCGCCCCAGTTTTACGCTTGGATGTGTTGTCCACAACTAATTCCACGATGGCCTCGGCTGACCTTCAAAGGGCCCTGCAAGGCCCGAACTGGCGGTGATAGGAGAGAGATAGGCAGG